CGTCGTCCAGATCGATCCGGTCGAGGCTGTCCAGGTCACCGGCCAGGCCGAAGTCGCGGTAGCCGAGTGAGTCGTCGCCGCCGGCCTCGGCGCGGGCGCGCAGGTCGAACATCACCTCACCGGTGGCGCCGTCCAGTGGCGGGCTCGACGCGTACACGACCTGCGGGTTCGGCCGCGCCGACATGGTGGGCATCAGCGCCGACTGCTGCATCGGGGTGTACGCGAACGCCTCGTCGATCAGGTTCAGGTCGCCGGTGAAGCCGCGGCCAGAGCCTTTCGAGCGAGCCACGAACCGCAGCCGCTGCCCGGTGACCAGCTCGATGCCCTCTTCGCCGTTCGTGTTGTTGATCTTTTTGACCTGGCGGCGCAGGTCGGCGGTGCCGTCGACTAGGTCCCGGACCCGGCGGAACAGTTCCATCGCCGTCTTGTACTCGTGCGCCGACCACATGATTAGCCGCTCGCCGAACAGGAACAGGCCGGCCAGTGCCCGGGCTTCGAAGATTCCGCCCTTGCCGTTCTGCCGCGACACCCACTCGGCGTACTCGAAGCACCGCCACTTGCGGCCCGGGCCGAGCGCGCACATCACGTCCAGGCTGTCGCGCTGCCAGTCGTCGAGAATCAGGCCGGCGGCAGCAGCCAGCTCGACCGCCAGCGGGCCCAGGGACCGTTGGTACGGCGGATGGACGTCAACCCGCGGGCGGCGTGCCCCACGCAGCTGCGACACGGGCGCGGAGGCTGTCAGAGACACCGGCCTCCCCCATCGCAGTCGCTGACGTCACCGGTCGGCTGGCGGTCGGGGCCGCACGCTGGCGAAGTTCCGCGAGCACACCCTTCAGTGCCAGTTGCTGCTGGCGGGCTTCGGACAGCACCTTGTCGACGTACACGGTCACCTCGTCGCCATCACGGTTCGCCGCAACGCGCATCCAGCCCTCGTCGGCGCCGGACAGGATCCGGTCCAGGCGATCCAGGCGATCTGCGAGCCGAGCCGCTTCCTCAAGCAACACCAGCGCCGCAGCGTCGCCTTTGACTTGCCCACTCATCAACGCCCACAGGCGCGCCCCGCGCGGGCCGAGACCATCAGGGGCGGACCCCACCACGACGGCCTCATGATCGCCCGGCTGCGACGCGCTCAGACCCTCTTGCGGTCCTGCGATTTCGGCCGGGGGGAGAGACGGAACGGTGGCGGCGGACCGTTCCGGCTGTTGGGGTTTGCGTGCCGACCCCCTCCCCCTACCCTGCCCACCGATGTCCGCAGGTAGGAGTGGCCGCGTCAGTCGCCGAACGCGGGTGGCGACGGTGGCACCGGGGTTGCGGCGCAGTTTGGCACCAGCGGAGCTGTTGCATCGTCGATGTGCCGGCCTGACGTTGCGTTCGTCGAGTTCAGCGCCGTCATGCACGAGCGGGATGAGGTGGTCGAGAGTCCACGACATCGGGTGGTTGTGGTGCAGTTTGGTGTCGATCCAGCGCCCGCATTTCCAGCAGCAGTGGTTACGCGGGTCGGATTTCAGCTTGGCCTGGAGTCTCTGCCATGGGCGGCCGCGCCTGCGCGGTGTGGGCACGGCCACCTCCCGGATCAGCAACCCTCAGGCGGCACCTCACCGATGCACTCCTCGCCGGCCGAGTTCGTCGGGACCGGCTCGTCGAAGTTGAACGTGGGTGTGGGGTCGGCCTTGCCGAGCTCGGACAGCGCGGATCCTGCAGCGATCGTCACGTACAGGATCACGCCGCACACCACGCTGACCAGGACGGCCATCACGGTGAGTGCGATGTCGCGGGTCTTCTGCAGGCCGGTGCGCGGGGTCGGGGTGCCGGGCTGGTAGGTCATGGGCGTTCCCTTCGCGTCCTGGGATGGACGGTCAGGATGCCTGTGCCTGCGGGAAGTCCGGTATGGGCCGGGCGGTCACATCGGCCGATGCAGGGCCTGAACCCACAGCGTGATCAGCAGCAGCACCAGAGCCCCGGTGAAACCGAAGAAGAACCCAATCGCACCGTCGACCAGCCACTCCCACAGGGATGTCCACGGCGCGCTCTCACGACGGTGGGAGATCACGGTCACCCCCTGGCCGGACAGCAAGAAACCCTGCTCCGAAGTAGTCCGGGCAGGGTTCGCTTGCGGCAGATCTTCGCGGACTTGACGGCATTCGTCAAGTTAAGGGGCGCCACTCCTCGCGAAACTCCGGGTGGTCGGCGTACGGCAGAACGAGCAGCGGTAGCAGCAAATCGCGGGGGTCGGGCCCGATCGGTCCCGCCTTCCACGTGCCGGCTCGACTGGCGCTCGCCACCCGGTACCGCGATGGCTTCAACGCCAGGATGGCATCCAGCATCTGCCGCTTGGCCTCGGCCTCGGCCAGCACGCGTCGAGGTGTCGGCGCCCCCGGCTGGAACGACTGCCGAGTGACACGACCGCGGTAACGGCCGTGCATGGCCCAGTGGTACTCCCACGCAAACTCGTCCGACTCCAGCGAAAGGACGTGCTGCGCAGCCTGCTCCTCCTCGTCGTACCGGGCATTCAGGAACGCGATCCGGTCGTCCATGTAGTCAGGCTCCCATCTCAGGCGGCATGCCGGTCGGCGCGGGACTTGATGTAGTCGGCCAGCACACCGATCGCGCCGGCATCCTCCTCGGCGTCCGAAGTCCAGTAGGCGTCGCAGGCCCGGCACAAGGCTGTCGAGTTGGTCAGGTTGATCCGCAGGGTGTTGTACATCCCGCAGCCGTCAATCGGGCAGGGCACCCGGGCCGGACAGTAGATCTGCTCCCAGCCCGTGAGCACCAGGCACCAGCGCCGCCACTGGCGCATCTCGTCGAGCAGCACTGCCGCGGTGTCGTAGTCCAGACCGGCCGCGGCGCCGACCAGGCTACGCACGTTGCTTTCCACGCTCACCCTGGTGTCCAGGCGGAGGCTGGTGCACCAGCGCAGCACCGCCATCGCAATCTCGTCGTGCCGGGACAGGGCCTCGACGGCCAAGGGTGGTCGGCTGCCGGGCACGCCACCGGAGGGCGCGTCGCAGCCGCTACTGCTCGCCGGGATGACGGACTGGTGCAGCTGGGCGAGCAGGCCCGGCAGGACGACGGTGTGCCGCCGGGTCTTGCGGTGCCGGTTCTTGTCCCAGGTGGTGACCGGCTCGCTGTGGAGATACGGCTCGGTGAGGGCGTCCGCAGTGTCGGCGATCTGATCGAACAGGTTCATGCGGATCTCCTCAGGCTGAGTCTTTCCAGGCGAAGGACGGCTCACTGGCCTCCGCCACGATCGGGATGCCATACAGCTCACGGCTCATACAGCGCACCAGCGCCTCGGTGGCCGCCGCGGCGTCCCGCTCGGGCACCACGGCCACGATCTCGTCGTGCACCGGCAGCACCACGCCGCCGCCCCATGGGGTCTGATCCCATTCCAAGAGGGCGTCCACGAGCAACTCACGGGCGGTTCCCTGTACGCAGGTGTTCGGAACTTTGTGCGGGAACTGGCGGTCCAGGTGAATAACCCGGCCGGCATAGCTCGGCATCTGGGTGGCCCCACGGCGGACGGCCTGCTTCACCTCGTCGGCCCAGGCCACGTATCCGGGTGCGATCCGGCCTAGCGCGTCAACCACAGCCTGCATGGTCGCTTCGGGTACGCCCACCTGACGCGCGAGGGAGGCCACACCGCCGCCATAGGCCCAGCCGAAGACACCGCGTTTGGCCGTGTATCGGTCCGCCTTGGTCCAGCTCGGCCCGAAGGCCTGCTCTGCCACCATCGCGTGCAGGTCTACACCTTCGCGCAACTGGCGAATCAGCTCGGGATCCTGACTCAGCGCGGCCATCACTCGGATCTCCACACCGGAGAAGTCGGCGGAGATCAGCACCTGCCCGGGATCGGCGGTGATGCAGGCCCGAACACCACCCTCCCGCGGGAGCTGCTGCAGGTTGGGTCGGACGCAACTCATCCGGCCGGTAACGGTCCCAAGGGTGTAAACGGTAGGTCGGGCCCGTCCGTCACCACGTTCGCACAGCACCCGGTACGGCTCCAGGAAGGTCGTGAGAACGGTCTCGTGGTGCCGGTAGTCCAGGACCGCGGTGATGAGCTCGGCAGCCGTCCCTTCGGTGGTGCCCTTGATCGATTCCAGGACGCCCGCGGCCACGCTGGTCTGCCCATCAGGGAACCGCTTGCTGGGCTGGGTGCGGGGCAGCTGGACGCCGAGTGCGGTGAGCCGGTCGGCGAGCTGCCGGTCGCTGCCCGGGTTCTCCACGCCGATCGCCCGGATCCGGTCGGCGGCGGCGTGCATTGCCGGGGTGTGCTCGGCTTCGAGGCGGGCCACCTGGTCCTGGTCGATCCGGACGCCACGGTGCGCGACCCGGGCGGTGATGCGCTGCACGGCCCGCTCCCGCTCCACCACCGCATCAGGTGGCTGCGGCAGCCGGGTGGCCAGCGCCGCGGTGTCGAGCACGTCACTGGCCGCGTACCGGATCATGGTGCTGCAGGTGGAGTCGACCTGGGCCCAGCCGGATTTCTCCACCGGGGTGGTCGCCTTGGTTTCGGTGCCCCAGCCGTTGGCCTTAAACAGGTGAGCGCGGGCCTTGTCCGCCTCGGGCGCGGTGGCCGAACTGTTCAGCACGGCGCCGGCGAGCTGCTTGAGCCCGGGGTCGCTGCCGGTGCTCTGCGGATCCGCCAGCTTGGCGGGGATCACGGTGTCGTGCATCCGCTCCCACGCGGACTCGTCGGTCAGCCCGGCGTGCACCAGCGGCACCAGGTCGGCGGTGGCCGAGTGGGCGTGCAGTTTCGGGGCGGCGGCCAGTGCGGTACGGATGACGTCAGCCTGAGCCCGGTCAGCCGGGTCGAGCACCACGGCGGCCTGCTCGTCGCCGAGCTGCACGGTGCGCAGCACGTAGTCCGGGTGACCAACTGGGAAGCCGGAAGTCTCCACGTCCACGGTCAGCGCGCCGGCCCGGGCGCACGCCTGCGCGATCTCCGAGCCGGCTCGGGCGGCGTCGACCGGAGTGATGGCGCCGGTGCGGTCCACGAGGGCGGGCAGCGGCACGCACTCGCCGGCGGCGGCCAGCCGAGCTGCTTCCTTCTCCGCGGCCTTGGCGGCGGCCTTGGTGTAACGCCCTGTAACCGCACTGGCGCGCCGGGCCGGTGCCGGGGTTTCGGGGGCGCAGGACAGTTCAGGACAGTTGGTCGAACCAAACTGTCCTGGCGAGTTATCCGAGGTAGGGGCTCTCTTTTGAGGGGGCGCCAGGACAGTGGACAGTTGCGCTCCGGGTAGCTGTGTATTTTCTTCTACCCCTACTTCCTTGAGATTCTGTGTCTGCCCATAGGAAAAACTGTCCCTACTGTCCTGAGACCTATCAGAAAGTGTGCCCTGAGCTGGGATTACGGGGTCAGGACAGTTGCTCGGAGAACTGTCCTGAACTGTCCTGGAACTGTCCTGCAACTGTCCTGGGGCGCCCATGAACGCCGAAGGGCTCGGCGGCTGCGGGGCGGGGCCGAAGCCGCCGTTCAACACGGAGAGTGGCCGGTACTTGATCCCTGCGACCTTGTGGACCTCATAGCCCTCCTCGGTGAGCCTCCGGCCGAAGGCGGTTTCGCTGGGCAGCGACAGGCGCCGGTACCGGGGGTGGTCCTGGTGCCAGCGCGCGAACATCTGGCTGTAGAGGATTCGGCTCTGTGTGCCCGGATGGGTAGGCACCGTGCAGGTCTCGATCCACTCCTTGATCGGGTCCTGCCCCTCGGCGATCTCGTCGGCCAGGCCGCGGATGCTGATCGGGGCGGCACTGGTGGCGGCGCTGTCGCGGTCGGCGAGGTAGCCGGCGGCCTCGCGCATCATCGCGGCCAGGATCCCCGGCGCCTCCGCTCTCAGCGCGTCGCCGAGCAACTGCAGCCGCAGCGGCCGCACGATCTCCTCGGGGGTATCGCACGGGATGAGACGGACCCGGGCGCGCAGGGCGGGATCCGTCAGGTTCGGTTCCGGGTTGGTCGTCATGACTAGGGTGTGACTCGGTTTGAAGGTCACCGAGTTCTTGTTGACCGCGCGGGCGGTGATGGACCCGCCACCGGTGAGCTGCTTGAGCCGCTCGGTGGCGTCGTGGCCCCGCTTGGGGCCTTCGTCGATGAACGACAACCGCCGGCCCTTGAGGTCGTAGATGATCGTGTCGTGCGAGCCGTCGTTCGAGCTCAGCAGCTTCGGATTGGCTGCGTGCGCGTAGCTGCCCAGCACCTCCACCAGCATCTCGACCAGTGACGTCTTCCCGGAGCGCTCCCGCCCCCACAGGATCGGCAGGGCCGCGTCCGGGTGCCCGGTCAGCGCGATCGACAGCACCCGCATCGCCCAGGCCCGCACCTCGGGGTCCGGCAGCACCGCGGCCACGAACGCGTCCCACCGTGGAGTCGGCACCATCGGGTCCGGCGCGCACAGCGCGGTCCGCAGATGCGGGGTGTTCGGGTCAACCCAGTACGCCGGCGTCGGCACGTCACCCGAGCGGCGCAGGTCCCACGGCACTCCGCCGGCCCACAGCACTTCGGGATTGGTGTCCAGGTCGGCGATGCGCAAGGAAGCCGGGTGATCGGCCCGGACGATGGCCCGGAGTTTGCGTGCGATCTTCCCTGTCCCGCCGGAGCTCATGAACAGCGCACGCCGCGCGGCCTGCCAGTGCCCCTCGGTACGTGCCTCGACGTCCTTCGGGATCGGCTTCTCTCCGAGCGGCATCAGCTCTGCCAGCAGCGAGATGACCCAGTCGGACATGTCCTCGCTGGACTCTTCCCAGACGTGCCGCTCGCGTTTGACCCAGGAGCCCGCATCGGTGGCGTACCGCAGCGCCGGGTACATCCGTGCCGCGACGGCCTTCGCCAGGCCCTGATCGGTGGTGTCACCGGACGGGTCGAACGGCTCGGTACCGAGCGCGCTGAACACCGTCCACGGCGGCTCGACGACCGGCCCACCGGCACCCGGCGGCTCCTCCCCCTCGCGGGCCACCGCCAGAGCCACCTCGGACTGCAGACGTACCTGCTCGGCGGTGAACACGTAGAACGGCCTCGTCGCCCCATCGGACAGGCCCTGCTGGATCCACAGCAGGTCATCCGCGTCCGGGGTACCCCACACCGCACTGACGGCCTTCTCCAGGTACTCGCGGGCGTCCAGCTCGCTGAGGAACCCTCCGCCGACGTATCCGCCGAGGGTCAGCGCCGCGCGCAGCAGCACGGCCCGGAACCCGGCGCCCGAATCGGCCTTCCAGGCAGCGACCTCAGCCAGCTTCTCGTCGATCGCCTTCTGCGCGGCCGGCACGGACTGCGGCTCGCGCTGGGTCATGAAGTCCTGCCACCACTGCGGTCCGCCGACGGCGCGCACCGACTCGGAGGCCTTCAGTTCCCGGATCTTCGCGGCCAGGTTCGCCCCGCTGGTGTCCTGACCGTTCAGCCGGCTCAGGTCGGGCGCCTGGATCCACTGGTACGGCGCCGGTTCACCGGTGACCGCGGAGATCCGCACGGTGGGCGCGATGAACGCGAAGCCGCGTGAGCTGCCGTCCGCCATGCCGCCCTTGACGTCGACTCCGGGCAGCACGTTGTCGCGGGAGCCGACGCCGAGCGAGGCGATGAAGGCGTGCGCGCCGCCGGACGGGGTGGTGGCCAGCCCGTAGATCTGCGGCGTCATCCCGTTCAGCGAACTAGGGTCACCGCCGTTGCGCGGGTCGAAGTCAGCCAGGTCCAGACCACAGCCCATCACCGCGCACAGTGCGAGACCCGGCCGCCAGAGATCGACGATGGCCGGGTCTGCGACGGTCTGCTGCCATCGCGGTGGCAGCCGGTAGCCCAGCTTGGTGGCCGGGTCCGGCTGTGCGATGAATATCGGGATACCGGCCGCGGCCAGCTGGCGCGCGACGTCGAGGGCGGCGAGTTCTTCGGGCGTCACGGGTCAGGCCGCCTTCCGGCTCAGCGGGTCGGGCAGGCCGTAGTCCTTGACGGCGCAGAACAGCGCGTGCCGGGCGGCGTCGCGGGCGTGCCGCATCCCCTTGGTCAGCTCCAGCAGCCCGGCAGCGTCGAGACGGGCGTCGGTGGCCCAGGGCTTCACCTCGGCCGCTGAGCGCAGGTGCAGGGCGCCGTGCTCGCCGGCCCACGCGGTGACCTGACCAATCATGTCCCGGGTGCGTGCGCCCGCCGCCGGGGTGGCTGATCGTGCCGCACGGCGGCCGACGACGAACCGTTCCAGGGCGGTGGCGAGTCGCATCCGGCCGGCCAGCCCGTCGAGGGTTTCCGGCAGCACTCCCGGAGTCACTTGAAGCGCCTGTGCGTCGAGCAGAGCGGTTCGGTCCGTGCGCAGGAGCAGCAGGCGGACGATTCCGGGGGTGGGACCTGGGTCTATGCCGATCACGTACATCAGGCGGCCGCTTTTCGCGCACGGTAGCGACGACTCGCTTCGCGGTGTTTCTCCGGGTTCGCTGCGTAGGAGCGCGTGGCGTAGTCCCGCGCACATGCCCGGCATTCACGACCGTTCCGTCGGTGCTTGGTGTTGCTCGGCGTGTATTCGTGACCAGCAGGGCAGTGCGTCACTGCTTGCGCGCGCCGCTGGTGGTTTTCTGCCTGCGTCACGGCCTCAAGGTGATCAGGGTTTACGCAGCTCCGGTTCCGGCAGGTGTGATCCACCTCCAGTCCGGAGGGGATCACTCCGACGAACGCTCTGTAGGCGAATCGGTGCGCCATCCAACGCTTACGGCTCCCATTGCGGCGCAGAGGGAACTTGCCATACCCGTCTTTGTCCAGCTCGCCCTGCCACTCCAGACACGTGCCAACAGGCCGGGACTTCGCGCAGAAGAGTTCGAGGGCTTTTTGATCAACACCGATCACGTACATCTAGCTGGCCTTCCTCAGTGTCGATCCGCCGAGCAGCTGGGTGACGATCCGCCTGTCCTGCAGCAGATCGGCGAGCTGGCCGGCCTTCTCGTGGAGCACCGCGCGGATGCGGGTGTCGATGGTCTTGGTGGCCACCACGTCGATGACTTCGATCGACTCGTGGATCTCGGAGCCGATGCGGTGGCAGTTGTGTACGACCACACCGCCGACCACGAAGGTCGAGTCCTCTGCAACGGTCAAGTCGTAGACCCGTTCGCGTTCACCGCCGGGCTTGGCCGGGTGGCGCAGCAGGACTGATCGCACCCTGCCGGCGCTTCGCGGACCGGGGGTCCCGCCGAAAGCGACGATCAACTGGCCTGTGCTGCCGCGGGTGGTCGACGGCCAGTAGCCGGCGCGGGTGGCCAGCTGAACGACGTTGGCTGCCAAGACCTGTGACATGGTCACGAATTCGCACCTTGGCTTGTCGCTCCGGCGGTATCCGTCGCTGTCCGCTAGCCCTTGGAGCACCAGGCGGGACTGACGCTGATTCAGTCGCAGGGCGAAATCCGGCAATCGTTTGTGCACCGCGCCAGTCCGGCCGCCGAACTCGCGGTGGAACCAGTGGGCCCATTCCGCCGAGTAGAAGCGTTGTTCCACCGAGTTGCTTCGTGCTGATGCCCTGCGACTGCCGTTCAGCCCGGCCGACTCCGCCCAGGCCTGGCACCTGTCGAGGGCAGCCGTCTTCGTGGTGTTGTTGCCGGAGAAGCTGACGAACCGCCCTTTGCCAGGCAGGATGCTCGCGAAGCCATCGCCGGCGAAGTAGCCGATGGTGTAAAGGAAGTCGTCCGTGACCTGGACGGTGTCGGGGGCCTGCTTGAGGCGACCGTTGCGCTGCGGTCCCCAGGCACCATCGAAAGTCTGAGAGATCTGCGCCGGCCCGAACGAGAGTTCCGTGAGCTCGTCCACCCCCTCGGCGTCGTTGCCCGGCATGGCTAGCCAGTCGCCGGGGCGGAGATCCTGGGCCGCCTTCCAGGCGCCCTCGCGGGTGAGGAACCGGTGGTCGGCGGTGCACGTCACGGCCTGCTGACCGGTGATCGACACTTCGGCCATCAGCTTCTTGCTCTGCTGCGACCAGGCATCAGTCACTGCTTGTGCAGCTCCGGTGTGTGTGATCACCCTGTCGCCGATCTGCACGTTCTCGATCGGGATCCAGCCATTCGGCGTGAGCACCGGGGTGCCGGCGCCGAAGCAGCGGTCCTCCGCCTGGGCCGCTTCGACGAGTGACCAGGGGCGCTGCAGGAACACGACGGTGCGGGCCGCGGTCAGGGTGAGGCCGACTCCGCCGGCGCCGGTGGTGACGCAGAGCAGGTCGAGCTTGCCGCGCTGGAACGCCTCCACCGTGGCGGTGCGCTCCTTCATCGACTGCCCGCCCATCACATAGCCGACCTGCAGCCCGGCCTTGGTGGCCTGCTCGCCTGCCAGGGCCATGAGCTGGCGGCTGGGGGCGAACGCGACGACGGGCTCCCCCGGCCGCTCGGCGAGCACCTCGAGCAGCGCGTCGACCTTCCACGACGGGGCCTTCAGCTGGACCTGGACGTGCGGGCGCTCGATTTGCAGCCCGTCTTCCTCGACCACCTCGGTGGTGACCGTGACGTCCGCGGCCGCGCTGGCGAGCTGCTGTAGCCGGGTCAGCTGGGCGAGCACCGACATGACCGACAGCTCCTCGCCGCCGGGCAGCTCGGCGATCATGTCCTGTTCCATCTGGTCGTACGCCTTGCGGTACGCCGGTGGCAGGTCGACCTGGCGCACGCTGTACACCTTCGGTGGCAGCTGTTGCAGCACGTCGGCCTTGGCGACCCGGCGGTGCTGGCCGTGCAGGGTGGTGCGCATCTCCGCTTCGGTGTACTCGTTGAGGCCGATCACCTTGGCGCTGTAATCGCCCGGGATGGTCACGCAGTACCGGGCCTTCCACCGCTCCCCCGACGGCCACGCCAGCGGCGCCAGGGCTTCTAAAGTCGGCCACAGGTCGCCGGGGTGGTGGGTGATCGGCGTCCCGGACAGCGCGACGAAGTTCAAGGCCCGCTTCGCCAGGCGCCGCGCGGCCATCGACCGGGCTGAGTGCGCAGTCTTGATCAGGTGGCACTCGTCCACGACCACCGACTTGGGTGCCACCCTCGCCAGAGGGCCACCCTTCGCGGAGTCTCGGGCCGCGGTGTCGTAGCTGGACACCAGCACATGCGCCTGGGTCCCTTCCGGCCGGGCCGCAAGCCGGCGCCGCTGTTCGGGGCTGCCCCGCCAGGCGTTGACTCGCCACTGTGGCGCCCACGTCTGGAAGGCTTCGATCCAGGGGTCGACGACCGAGGCCGGCGCCACGACGACCACCGGGGTCACCAGATGCCCCTGGGCGTCGCGCTCGAGTAGGCCGAGGATCGTGGTGATGGTCTTGCCGGTTCCGGCCTCGTCGAACAGCAGCGCCCGGCCGAGCGCCCCGATCATGCGGGCGCCCCCGATCTGGTACGGCCGCGGTACGAGGCCCTCCGGCAGTTCGACGCTCAGGCCGCCGCCGTCCGGGGTGCGCAGCACGGTCTCGGCCATCAGCCACTCGGTGAGCCGCGGTCCGGCCTTCCACGCGGCGCCGAACAGGTACGACAACTGCACCACCGCGGCCCAGGTCGCCGGGACCAGCAGCGCGCCGGGCGGATTGCTGGGCTTGATCAGCGGGGTCATCAACTGGATCCGGGCCGCCATCTGCGCGATCGCCGGATCGGGGCCAACACCGATCAGCACGATGGTCTTGCCGTCGCCGGACAGCTCGCCGTGCAGGACGGCCGGAGGCGCGTCAGGTGTGATGATCATGGGGCACCTCCGATTCAAGGTCAGGGGATGTGCTGCGTCAGGTCACCGCCCGGCCCGGGCCCGCCCCCAACAACGGGTCCGGGCCGGACAGTCACCCGGTCAGCTGGCGGACTGGCCGGTGAGCTTGGCGAACAGCGCCAGTTGTTCCGGGCTCATGCCGGCCGGCGCCTGGGGAGTCGGAGCTTGCTGCGGAGCGGGCTGAGGAACAGGGGCTGCAACCGGAGCCGGAGCAGGCTGCTGGACCTGCTGCGCAGTAACCGGCTGCTGGACCTGCTGCGCCGCCTTCGCCATCAAGGCTTCGCGCTCACCCGGCCCCCACGGCGCGCTGGCTCCGGCAGCGATTGCGTCGTCAGTGGCCTGGACAGCCATCGGAACTGGCGGTGTGGCGCCCTGAGGCCGCCGGTACTCGACCCGGTACTGGAACTGCGGGTTGAAGCCGCCCGGAATCTGCCGCTGGCCGACCAGCGTGACCCGGATCCAGGCGCCGGCTTCGGGTGCGCCCTTCGGGGCACCGGCCTCGTCCATGGCCCGGGCCAGCTCGTCACGCGCCTGACCCTTGACCCACCAGCCTGCAGTGCCTTCAGGGAATTCCTGCGTGGGCTGGACGGTCATCGGGACGACCAGCACGAACTTCGGTCGGCCGTCCCGGTAGGTTGAGACCTTGCCATCACGATCGGTCTGCGGCCGGACATCGCCGTCGGTGATCTGCCGGGCCACGAAGCCTTCGTAGTAGGTGCCGATCGGCTTGTCCTTGAACTTGAACGACGGTCCGCCGCTCGCGCTGGGCTGGCTGTAGAAGGTGTCCAGGCTGCCGGCCGGCAGCGGCTGAGCCGGGGGCTGCGGCGCGGGCGGCGCGTACTGCGGCTGGCCGTAGCCCTGCGGCGGGTACTGCGGGGCGGGCTGGGGGTAGTGCTGCGGCGGGTAGGCCGGCTGCGGCGCAGGGTAGCCCTGCTGGGGCTGCTGCGGGTACTGCGGCATGGGCGGCTGGCCCGGGTACTGGGGCTGCATTCTGGTGATCTCCTTAATCAGGCGTTGGCGTCGGCGAGGGTGCGGCCGCCGTGCTGGTAGGGCCGGGTGCGGTTGTAGGCGACCTTGCGCTCGTACTCGGCTTGCAGGTCGATGCCGAAGACGTCGCACATGTCGAGCAGGCGGATGAGGACGTCGGCCATCTCGGAACCCACGCCCTCCGGTTTGGGCAGCGCGCCCTTCGGCGCATCGTCGGACGGGAAGGCGGCCGTCATGTCCTGCAACCGCCAGTCCCGGAACGCCTCCAGCGCCTCGGACAGCTCGCTGTGCAGCAGGGCGATGTAGTCGCCGAAGGTGTTGCTGCCGGGACCGCCGTCGGCCGATCGCCAGCCCTTCTGGACGTTGACGGCACGCACCTCAGCTGTCATTTCGGGGATCGTCTTACCGAATTTCGGGTAACCCATTGATCTCTCCTCGATCAGTTGGTCGGACCCGGGCAACCCGGGCCGTTGTCGCGCTTGGATTGCGGTCGGTAGAACGGGCAGAAGAAGCATTCGTCGTCATCGGCTGAAATAGGGATCTGGGTGAATGTCAGTCGTCCGGAAAGGAGTTCTTCTGCCATCTGCTTGCGCCGGTCGGTGAGCCTGAACACCTCCTCGATGAGCGCGTCGTCCTGCGGCCCCGTAGCGCGTTCCCAGACGTAGAGCCCGTCCAGGGATGACGCCGTGCGGGGGTAGGCGGCCAGCGCGACGCGCGTCACCGGCAGCCCGAGATTGCGGTAGCCCTTGCCGTAAAGCAGGAGCTGAATGACGTAATGAATGGGTGGCCC